TGCGCACTCTCTCCCCAGTCTTTTTACCCAGGAGGTGGAAATGGGTGCGGACGACAACGAACACGCGCCACTCGATGACCTCATGTCAAGTGACCGTCGAACAATGCTCATCGCGAACCGTCTGATCGTCGCCAACAACCTGCTCATGGCCGGACCACGGGAGGCGACGCCACTATCGCGCCAACTAGAGGCAATCGCCGAGAAGCTTGAGGCCCTAGACGCGGCGGAGTCGGAGGACGACATTGGCCGCGCGATCCACACCCCAGACGCCCCGTTCGACCCCGACTCTCTCTGAGGCCGCACGCCATCTGATTCTTCCGTCTGGCATCGTCTCGACGGGTTGGGCCGCAGTCTCCGCAGTCATTACGGCGCTTGGCATCGTGTTCGATGTCTGGCAGGTTGGTGCGTCGAAGGCGATTCTTGGCAAGCGTGCGGATGGGCAGTATGCCGCCGACGCGGTGGTTATTTCGATCCCGCGCCAGGTTGGTAAGACGTTCCTGCTCGGTGCGATTGTCTTTGCGCTATGCATCATCAATCCAGGGTTGCTTGTCATCTGGACGGCGCACCACACGCGCACGTCGGATGAGACGTTCGCGGACCTTCGCGCACTGGCGTCGCTTCCCAAGGCGGCGAAGCACGTCAAGGTAATTCGTGCCGCTAATGGTCAGCAGGGCATCGAGTTTCACAACGGTTCGCGGATCTTGTTCGGAGCTCGTGAGCAAGGGTTTGGTCGCGGATTCAAGAAGGTTGGCGTTCTCGTTCTTGATGAGGGGCAGATCCTCACTGAGTCAGCGATGGACAACTTGGTCCCTACGACGAACCAGGCCGACAACCCGCTTATCCTCCTGGCCGGCACGCCACCGCGCCCCAAGGACCCAAGCGAAGTGTTTACCAACCTTCGCACCGAGGCACTTGCTGCCGGGTCCGGCAAGAGCGACACTTTCTATTTGGAGTTCAGTGCGGACGCCGACGCCGACCCATTGGACCGCGCTCAGTGGGCGAAGGCTAATCCGTCGTTCCCGAAGCGCACGAAGGTTCGCGCGATCCTGCGAATGCTTAAGCACCTTGGCATGGCGTCGTTTCGCCGTGAGGCCCTGGGCATTTGGGACGCAACGTCTCGTGCGATCCCGGCGATTGACCCGGCCACGTTTGCACTGCGCAAGGTCGATAAGGCGCCTGAGGGCGATCAGGTTTCGTACGGAGTCAAGTTTTCACCTGATGGTTCCCGCATGGCCATTTCTGTTGCGCTCGCTACAGATGATGGCCCGTTTGTGGAGGTGGTCGATTCTGCTTCAACGTCGGTCGGTATCTCTGGGCTGACGGATTGGTTGGTGGAGCGGTGGCAGTCATGTGACGCCATTGTCATCGACGGTAAGGGCGCGGCGGGCACGCTCAATGAAGCTCTGATCGATGCGGGTGTGAGTCATCGCAAGATTATTCGCCCGACGTTCGATTGGGTGGTGACGGCGAACTCGAGCCTGGTTGAGAAGTCGCTCAAGGGCGGATTGTCTCACACGGGTCAACCCGGCCTGATTCATGCGGTGGCGAATACGTCGCGTAAGGATCGTGGTGAGACGGGCGGCTGGACGTTTACCCCCATCACTGAGGGCACGGATGTTACGGCGCTGCAATCTGTGGCGCTTGCAATGCATGGCCTTGGTGGCGTCCGTCGCCGTAACGGCAAGAAGTCTGGCACGCGTGGCCGCATGGTCACCGGATGAGTTTTAGAGAGGCCGTCGAATGTTTGATGTGACTGAGGTGGGCGATAAGGTTCGCGAACTCCGTGCGACCCAACGCACCGAGGCCACCGTGTTCGATGAGGTGTATGGGTTCATGCATGGGCGTCTTGGGCGTCCCACAGTGCCCGCCGGTGCTACTGGTGACATTCAGGAGCTCGCGCGTTTGGCTGTCAAGAACATCATGCCGCTAGTTGTTGACACGTTTGCTCATGCGTTGTCGGTGGACGGTTTTCGTTCGCCGTCTGCGGAGGCCAATGGTGCAGCGTGGGGCATTTGGCAGCGTGAGCGTATGGATGCGCGCCAGTCTGAGGTGCACCGTCCTGCTGTGATGTATGGGGCCGCATACGTGATTGTTGCGCTTGAGGATTCGGGCGAGGTTGGGTTCCGTATTCGGACGCCTCGTCAGACGGTTGCAGAGTACACGGACCCTGCTCGTGATGAGTGGCCCATTTGTGCACTCGAGACGTGGGAGACGGGTACTGGAAACAAGACCGTCGTGCATGGCGTGTTCTATGACGACACGAACGCTTACCCGGTCACGTTCTTTGGTACGTCGAAGTCTGCACGTTGGGAACTCGGTGATGGCACACCTCATGGCTTCTCTGTGTGCCCTGTCGTCCGCTTCCTGAATGACTATGACCCCGAGGACAAGGTTCGTGGTGAGGTTGAGCCGCTGATTCAAGACCAGCGTGCGATTAACGCGGTGAACTTTGACCGTCTCGTGGTGTCTCGCTTTGGCGCGTTCCCTCAGAAGTACATCATGGGTTGGGCCCCCGACACTGGTACTGCTGATGGTGATGAGGCATACCTACAGGCGCTGTCCGCCATGCGAGTCCTGGCCATTGATGATCCCGAGGCTAAGGCGGGTGCATTCCCTGCGGCGAGCGTGACCGCGTATAACGAGATTCTGCAAGAGATGATCGTGCACGCGGCGCTCAAGGCCCGCGTGAATGTGTCTGCGTTGACGGGGGACATTTCGAACGTTGGCGCTGAGACTATCGCCCTTGTTGATGCCCCGAATCAGCGCAAGATCGGTGCGAAGAAGCGTGCGTTTGGTGAGTCGTGGGAGCAGGCGCTACGTCTGGCCGCGACCGCTGAGAACGTGGATGTTTCTGAGGATGCGGAAGTAGTTTGGGCTGACACTGACCCGCGTTCGTTCGCACAGGTTGTTGACGGCATTTCCAAGCTCGTCGCAACTGGGGTTCCTGTCACGTCGCTTCTTGACCAGATCCCGGGGTTGACGCAGCAGAAGGTTGATGCCATTACTGAGGATGTTCGCACTGCTGATGCCAAGTCGTTGGCGGCACAGATTGTGGCTTCGGTGCGTGGTGGTGCTACTGATGCGGCTACGAGTCCTGCGGTCGCGTAGTGGCGAACCGTGCACGTGTTGAGGAATATCGGAGCCTTAACGCGGATCTGAACGAACTTGCTAAGCGTGACCTCGAGGCGTTCTGGTCACGGGTCGACACTACCGATATTGCGGCGGCTCGTGAGGCGCTGTCGACGTTTATGGTGTCGCTTGCTGAAACGTATGGCCAGTCTGCGGCGCTCATTGCATCCCAGTTCTATGACGACCTGCGCATTGCTTCACCGAACGCGGTCGGCAAGTATCGCGCGATCTTAGGCGGCACGGTTGACAAGGCCGCGATCGACGGCACTGCACGGTGGGCCGTTGGTGCGCTGGTTGACGGCGAAGGTTCGGTTACTGACCGTGCGTCGGGTGCCATGCAACGCATCATCTCCCAGCATGGGCGCGACACGATTGCGCTGAACTCACGACGCGACCCGTCGCCCGGTGGCTGGGCGCGAGTCCCAACCGGCATCACCACATGCGGCTTCTGTCGCTCCCTGGCATCACGTGGTCCGGCATATCGGTCCGCCGCGTCTGCCGGCCAAGGTAACCACTATCACGACCGGTGCGACTGTGTGCCTACCCAGATTTGGGACGGCGACAGTCTGCCAGACGGCTACGACCCCGAGGCGCTGTATGGCGAATACCTCGATGCGAGGGCCGGATCTGATAGCGGCAGCCTTACCAACATTTCTGCGGCGCTCGACGCTGAGCGTCCCAGGTAAGCATCCCACCTCCTTTGGTTGGGGAGCGCAACGTGCGCGCTGAGCACGGTCACGGCTGACGAGCCTATACGGAAGGAATCACCATGCCCGACGACAACCCTACGCCCGAGGCTAAGCCAACGGTGGACGACTGGAAGGCACCGGCCAACCAGGCAGAACTCGACACCATGATTGAAAACCGCCTAGCCCGTGAGCGCAAGCGTTACGAAGGCTTTGAGGATTTCAAGACCAAGGCGTCCAAGTTCGATGAGGCCCAAGAGGCAAGCAAGACGGAGCTCGACAAGGCGACCGAACGTGCAACCAAGGCAGAAGCCGAGGCCGCAAAGATTCGGATCGAAGCCGACCGGTCCTCCATCGCGCTCGCCAAGGGCCTAACCCCCAATCAGGCTAAGCGACTCGTTGGTTCCACTCGTGAAGAGATGGAAGCCGACGCTGACGAACTGCTCACCGACCTTGCCCAGGGCAACAAGCCCAGTGCGCCACCGAAGCCGCCTGGCGGTTCTGGTGCTGCCCGTGGTGGCAACGATGGCGACCCGGATCGTCAACTTGCGCGCAGCCTCTTCGGGTCCCACTAACCAACCCGTTAAAGGAGAAACATCATGGCCTCTGTAGCCACCTCACAGTTTGGCACCATTGCCAACGAACACCTCATGGGCGTCATTAAGGCGATCCAGGGCGGCTCTACTGTTGCCGCACTTTCCGGTCAGGAGCCGATGCGTTTCGGCACTGGCGAGATTGTCACGTTCCCCACTGCCCCCAAGGCCGAGTTTGTGGCTGAGGGTGCAGCGAAGTCACCGAGCCCCGGTGCGTTCTCGACCGTTAAGACCACGCCCCACAAGGCGCAGGTAACCGTCCGTCTCAACGAGGAAGTTAAGTGGGCGGATGAGGACTACCAGCTCGAGGCCATGCAGACCCTTCGCGATGCAATCGCAAAGGCACTGTCCCGTGCGCTCGACCTTGGTCTGTACTACAGGGTCAACCCGCTTACCGGTTCGGCTACGTCGTGGACGAACTACCTGAACACGACCACGAACCGTGTTGAGCGCAACACCGCCACCCTTGACACCGACATCCGCACTGCGGCTGGCCTCGTCATTGGTAACGGCGAGTACACGCCCACTGGTATCGCACTGTCGTCCGCTGCGGCATTCGAGCTCGGCGGCATTCTCGACACCAACCTGCGCCCCAAGTACCCCGAGGTTGGCTTCGGTGTGAACCTGTCCAACTTCATGGGCTTGCAGTCGTCGGTCTCTTCGACGGTTGCCGGTCTGCCCGAGATTTCGGGTGGTACTGGCGTGCAGTCCATCATCGGTGACTTCCGTGAGGGTGTCCGTTGGGGCATCCAGCGTGAGATCCCGATTGGTCTCATCGAGTATGGCGACCCGGACGGCCTGGGTGACCTGAAGCGCAACAACCAGATCGCATTGCGCGCCGAGGTTCAGTACGCGTGGTACGTCGACGCGGCCCGTTTCGCCGTGGTCGAGGACGCCGTTTCCTAACCCGCTTTAAACCCTGACACGTGGCGGTCCGCGCCCGCCCGTGTTGGGGTTCACCAACTCAATAGATGGGAGCCTGTCATGGCCTTTGCCACGAGTGCTGATGTTGTGCAGGCTCTTCGCCGTGCGCTGACTGCGACTGAGACTACGTATGTTGCCGGGGTTATTGCAGAGGCCGAGGACCTGATTGTTGGGTATCTCGGTAAGGACCCAACTGTACTCACTGTTGTTCCTGGTCCGGTGACGCGCGTGACGGCTCGCATGGTTGCCCGTGTGTTTGCTCAGGATGATGGGCGTGCGATTGGTCAGTCTCAAACGCAGCAGACTGCTGGCCCGTTTTCGCAGGGTGCGTCGTTTGTGCCTGCTGCTACCACTGGTTCGCCGTGGTTGGCGGCTTCTGACAAGCAAGTCCTTAAGCCTTATCGCAGAGGTGGTGGTCTTATCTCCGTGGCGTTCCGGTCTGAACGCGGCTTTGAGGACCCCCTGTTTGGGGATGTGTCCTGATGGGTTTTCCTACGCCGTACACGGTCGGCGTTCGCATGTATGGCGAGGCGGGTGACGACGGCTTCGGCAATCCTGTCGAGTCGTGGTCTGACCCTGTTGACGTTCCCGTGTATGGGGTCGCACCCGGCACCCCTGGTGAGGACTATGAGCCTGGGCGTATTGCCTCCAACATTCCGATGGTTGTCATTGGTCCGTCGTCGTCTCTTGCTGATGTGAGTGCACGCGATCTGATCGTGTGGGCTGGCAAGGAATATGAGGTTGATGGTGTGCCTGAGGACTTCGATCATGGCCCGTTTGGATTTGAGCCTGGTTGTCGTATTCGCATGATTCGTGTGGAGGGCTGACATGGCTAAGTCCAAAGTGAAAGTCAAAATGCAGAGTGCGGGCGCAAAGAGCGTGCTGTTGTCCGACTCCGTGCGCGATGATCTGAAATTACGTGCCGACCGCATTGCTGCGGCTGCTGGTCCAGGATTTGTGGCGGAAGTCCGCTGGGGCAAGGGTCGCGCACTTGCTTCGGTTACAGCAACCACCCCCGACGCAATGCGCGCAGAAGCCAATGACCGCGTGCTCACAAAAGCACTGGACGCCGGACGATGACCGCCCCGCTTCTAACGCCCTTTGTTGACTCTCTGGTCGTGGCATACCTAAACACCGCCGTGAGTGGTGCAGGAGCCCGCACAAAGGTTCCAGAGACCCTTCCAACCAAGTTCACCCACATCATTCTGACTGGCGGTGCGGGTCGACGCAATCTTGTGTTACATGACGCCAACGTAACCGTTGAAGCATGGGCCAAAACCTATGACGCTGCCGCAACACTCATGCAGTCCCTAGATGCGGCAATGCACAACGCACGCAACGCATCCACCACGATCCTCAACGTCACCTCATATGGGGCACCTGTTGAGCTTCCTATTCCTGGAACCACATACACACGGTTGACCGCCACATATGAGGTCACCGTCAGAGTCTCCGCGTCCTAAACAACCCCTAACGAAAGAGAGAAGTCCAATGGCTGCTCCTGATGCCGCGAATGTTTACGTGGCCGCACCTCTCGTCACTGGCGGCATCTTGACTGCTGCCATTGGCACCGCACTCCCCGCCACTACTGCCGCAGTGACAACCGGCTTTGATGCCACCGGCTACGTCGGTGAGGACGGCCTCACCCTAACCATTGACCGGTCCACTGAGGACGTCATGGCGTGGGGCGGGTCGAAGATCCGCGTGATTACTACCTCACACTCGGTGCAAATGTCCCTGGCGTTGCTCGAGGTGACGCCCGAGAACCTGACGCTCATGTTTGGCACGGACAACGTGGTCACTGTTGGTGAAGAGACCACGGTCAAGTTGAACGGCGTTGACCTTCCCCACTTTGCGCTCATTGTCGACACCTCGGATGGTGACAAGCGGGTCCGTATCACCGCCGCCGACGCGCAGGTGGTTGAGCAGGATGACCTCGTGTTCACCCACTCTGCGCCGACCGCGTTCCAGATCACCATCGAATGCTTCCCCGATGCGAATGGTGACAAGGCCACGATCCTTTACAACACGGGCGTCGTCACCTCCTAGACGTACTCCCTGGCGGCGTCTCGCGCGGAGGGCCGTCGTCGGGGAGTGCCACACCTCCGCGCATGCACACATAAACAGAAAGGCCCTCCGCTATGGCCCTCGAAAAGTTCCACTATGAAACCAAGGCAGGCGACAAGATTGTGCTGCCAAAGTTCGACACCATCCCCACAGGCATTCTCCGTCGCACCCGCAACATGAACGGTCAAGACCAAATGTTTGCCGTGCTTGAGACGCTCCTTGGTGACGACTCCAAGGAAATGGCTGCAATCGACCTGATCCCGTCCGGCGAGCTCAAAGGGTTCATTGCTGACTGGCAGAAGGATGCCGGTATTGACATGGGGGAATCCTCGGCCTCCTAGATTTTCACGACGAGCATCAGGAGGCCGTCGAGCGTGACCTGATTGCGCTCGGCCTTCGCTGGCGTGATGTTGGGTCCGAACAATTCACATGGGGCGACCTGTCCCACATTGTCAAAGCCGCACAGCCTGGGTCTGCAATCTATCGAGTGTTGTCGCCCGAGGGCGCCGGCTGGTCATCGCCTGAGTACATAACGGCTGATCTATTCGATGCGGTGCAGGCGCTCACGTACGCCACGGTCAAGGCCGCTGGGGGTAGGGCGCGCAAGCCGAAGCCGTATCCGCGCCCAGGCGTCAAGGCGTCTAAGACGGACACCAAGACCTTCGGCATGAAGCCCATGCCTATCGCTGACCTCATCCGGGAACTCGGGTGGGAAGACCGCCCGGAGGTACAGAATGGCCGCTCAGCCGACACTCGCTAAGGCGTGGATTGGGCTCGTACCCACTCTTGATGGGTCGACTAAGCAGATCGAGAAAGAGCTTGGCGATGTTGATGCCGACAAGCCGGGCAAGAAGGTTGGTGGGAAGTTCGGTGCCGCAATCGGCATCGGCCTTCTCGCTGCCGGCGCACTCATCGCTAAGGGCCTGTCCGGCGCAGTGGATGAGGCATCTAACCTTACTGAGTCGCTGAACGCGGTACAGGTTACGTATGGCGAGAATGCTGCTGGTGTGCAGGAGCTCGGCAAGGCCGCAGCGACTCAGATGGGCTTGTCAAACTCGGCCTTCAACGGTCTGGCTGTGCAGTTCTCTGCTTTCACCAAGACCATTGCCGGTGACGGTGGTGACGTTGTTGGCACTCTTGAGAGCATCACGGGTAGGGCGTCTGACTTTGCTTCGGTAATGAACCTCGAGGTTGCCGATGCGGCGACCCTGTTCCAGTCGGGGCTTGCTGGTGAAACGGAACCGTTACGCAAGTACGGCATTGACCTTTCTGCTGCGTCCGTGCAGGCCTACGCGCTTGCCAACGGTATCGGTGATGGGACGAGCGCTCTCACTGAGGCCGAAAAGGTTCAAGCCAGGTATGGGTCGCTGATGGAACAGACCGCCGCAAACCAGGGCGACTTCATCAACACCTCAGATGGTCTGGCAAACTCTCAGCGCATCCTTGGTGCAAACATGGACAACCTGAAAGCCGTTATTGGTTCCGCACTGTTGCCCGCACTGGCGGGACTGACGGGCGCCATTATCCCTATGGTGACTTTCCTTGCAGAACACCAGTGGGTCCTCATTGCTATCGGTTCTGTTGTCGGCGTCGCCCTTGTCGGTGCGTTCATTGCGTGGACTGCAACCATTTGGGCTGCCAACGCCGCACTACTCGCGAGCCCGATTACATGGATTGTTGTGGGCATCCTGGCGCTTGCCGCCGCGATCATTTGGGCGTACAACAACGTCTCCTGGTTCAAGACTGGCATCGACGCAATGGGTGCCGCATTCGTATGGCTGTGGGACAACATTCTGAAGCCCTACATTGAGAAGTTTGCCGTAATCTGGACGTGGCTGTGGGAGAACATCTTCAAGCCTGTAGTCAACGCCATTGTTGCCTACGTCAAAATGTTTGGTGAGGTGTGGTCCTGGCTTTGGACCAACGCGATCAAGCCTGCCATTGATGGCATTGTTGGCGGCATTGGATGGATGAAGGATAAGACGTCGGAGAACTTCGATAAGTTCAAGTCCGTCATCTCGGGCGCTGTCGATTTCGTCACTGAACGCTTCCAGGCGTTGCTCGACTTCTTTGAAGAGGCACCGGGCAAGATTGGCGGCTTCTTCTCGGGCATTGGCGACACGATCAAGCAGAAGTTTAAGAGCGCCTTCAACGGTATCGCCGGATTCTGGAACGATAGCGTCGGCAAACTCTCCTTCACCATTCCCGACATTATCGGCGTCCCAAACCGTGGCGAGACGTTCAACTTCCCCAAGATCCCCTACCTGGCAACGGGCGGCACGGCTCTAGGTTCCGGCTGGTCAATGGTCGGCGAGCAGGGTCCTGAGCTCCTCCACATGCAACGTGGGGCATCGGTGGTGCCCCTGGCTCGTGCCGGCGAGTTTGGCCCCCAGGTAGGCAAGGGCGACGGCCCCACGCGTCTCCACCCGGATGACATTCAGGCGCTTGGTGCCGTGATGTTGGCTGGCGCGAACGTGGCTGCGGCTAAGCGGATCGAAAACCTTGAGCGCACTTTGGGTCAGATGAGAAGGCAGGCGGTCGCGTAATGGGTCAGTCACTAACGTATGCGATCACGACGGTTTCGGAGACGACTTCTTCGATCACGAAGAATCTGAAGATCACTTACAACACGTCTGTTGGTGTCACAGATTCATCGAACACGTTTGGTGTCACCGGCGATTGGGGCACCTATTCTGGTTCGCCGTCTATTTCGATTCCGTTTGGTGGCGGCTCGCAACTGATTTATGAGTACAGTCTTGTGTTCTCGAAGACGTATGGGTCGACGGCTACGAAGTCGTTTGCGTCGCTGTCTGGGATTAACGAGTGGGGCGGCGCGACGATCACCACGTCGGGCTCGACTACGGTCCCGGCGCGTGCGTATGATGCACCTGCTGCACCGACTGGTGTCACGGGTACTCGTGTGTCTGATACGCAGCACACTCTTGCGTGGACGACGAATGCGACGACGGCTGCACCGTATGCGGGTCAGTATGTGTTGCGGTCTGCTAATGGTGGGGCGTATGCGACCATTGCCACTGTTTCGGGTTCGGCTACGTCTTACACGGACACGACTACGAGTGCGGGCAATAAGTACACGTACAAGGTTGCGGCGACTAATGCGACTGCGACAACGCTGAGTGTTGCGTCTGCTGCCGTGTACACCACTCCTGGTGCGCCGACTGGGGCTGCGGCTACCAAGAATACGTCGAACAACATTGTGGTCACATGGGCGAATGCGCCGCCGTTCACGGAGTACAGCACTGAGGTGTGGGAGTCGCAGGACGGTGGCGCGTATGCGCTCCTGGCTACGGTTGGTACGGGTGTTGCAACGTACCCGCACACGTCACCATCCACGTCTGTCACGCACGCCTATAAGGTGTTGCATCGGACGTCGAGTGGGACGCCGTTGTATTCGGCATTCTCGTCGCCCACGGCCACGATTTCGCTGGTGTCGCCACCTAGTGCACCAAGCAACCTGGCCCCATCTGGCACCCCGCAGGATGCTTCCGCGGGGATCACTTTCACGTGGACGCATAACCCGACGGACTCGTCGCCACAGTCGGCGTTCCAGATTGAGCACCGGCTTGCTGGTGCGGGTTCGTGGACTACGGTCACTGCGGTCACGTCGACTCTTTCATCGTGGACGTTGCCTGGTGGCACGTATGCGAACGGTGTCGATGTTGAGTGGCATGTGCGGACATATGGGGAGTCTGTTACCCCATCCGCGTACTCTGCAACGGCACTATTCGCGGCATCGTCTGCACCGACCGCAACCATCTCGAGCCCGGTTGATGCTGGCACGGTTGTCACGTCGCTACCAATTCTGACGTGGGCTTACTACGACGCTGAGGGCACGGCACAGTCACAGTGGGAGGCCGAGCTTCTCGACGCGTCGGGTGTGAGCATTCAGGTCCGCACGGCATCGACGACGGCTACGACGGTTTCGTTCACGACGGCCCTTGAGGATGCGACCACCTACACGATGCGTGTCAAGGTGCGCGACGGTGCAGGCTCCTGGTCGGCATGGGATTCGGTGACATTTGTTACCGACTTTTTGCCACCCGCCAATGTGACCATCACGCCCGTGTTCGATGAGGTGCATGGGTGGATGACGTTGACCCTTGAGGCTGACGGTTATTCGCCTGGTGTGACTGAGCCGATTGTGGCGGTTGATGTTGAGCGTCGCCGTGATGGCGGCGAGTGGGTGTCTGTGGCGTTGGGGCTCAGTGGCAGTGCGGTTGTGACTGATAAGGCGCCGGTGACTGCCGGGCTGAATGAGTACAGGGCCATTGTGTACTCGGCGCTTCCGTCGACCGCAATCATGGCAACTGTTGCCGCGACCGTAACCGCCTCAAGGTGGGCGTACTTGTCGACGGGCACTGGGTTCGGTGATGTGGCACGCCTGTATGGCAACCTGCAAATCAACCCGACTGACGGCATCTCGAGGGCGTTGCACCAGTTCGCTGGGCGACCATTGCCGGTCGAGTTTGCTGGCATTGCGCAGGCGTCGAGCGTGGCGGTGTCGGGCCTGTTGGATTCCGACTCGTCAACGCTGGCCGACTTCAAAGCACGCGCACTCGCACGCACCATTTGCCTCCTGCGTGACCCCACGGGCCGCGTCCTGTTTGGGTCGCTGTCACCCATTGCGGGCGCCCAGGACTGGACCGAGCTCGCAACCGTGTCTTTCACGGTGACCGCTGTTGATTACGAGGGATAGGACAACCAATGGTAACCACTGACCGCGCCGTAACCGTAGACGAGGGGGGCAATCTCCCGTCTGGTGTGATGGAAAAACTTGATGCGGCCTATGCTCCGTTGACGTTTGCGCATTCACGTAATGATGGGGCACTGGCTGCTGTGGTTGATACAGCCACGGACGCGTCGGCGGCGTTGCTCGCATTCCTGGGCACGGCTGAGAAGTGCGTGCTCGGTGCGGGTGTCTACTTCCTGGACTCTGCCGTGGAGGTTCCGGCAACGTGTGCTGTGCTTGAACTCGAAACGGGCGCAGTCGTTAAGACGCGTGGCAACCATGCGGCGCTGACGCGCACGGGGACGATCACGTTGCTTGAGAATGTGACGGCCTCAATTTTGGCCGATAGCAACAGCATCACCCCGGACACGTTGGGGCTTTACACGGTTGGCACATGGCTGATTGTGGGCGGCGACGACACGCTGTCCGGCACGTCTGACAAGTACGGTTGGTTGCGTCAGGTCAGGTCTGCCGCATCTGATGTGCGGGTGGATGCAAACTTTCCTCGGTCGATTACGACAATGCCTCAGACGGGTGTTGTTGACTTTGCCCCAGCGTTGCACATTTGTGGTGACGGTGAAATCACTGCCGACGTAGATACCGATGTCACGCAACCGTTGTTGTGGTTCTATGCGGCACGTGATGCCAAGGTGACGGGTGTTGAGATCCACCACTCTGGTGGTGCAGGTATCAAGTTGGAGCAGTGTCTTGCCCCACATGTGGACGCACACATTCACGACATGCTCGATGATGGTGTGACGCACTACGGGTATGGGGTCAACGTTGCCGGAGCCACACGCAATGCCACCGTCCTGGGCAACATTCACCATGTGCGCCACGCAGTCACAACGGTTGCCACGGCTGTAGCAATTACGGGCATGGGCAACATTGGTGAACCCGAATCACTGTACATGGCACCAACCGTGTGGGCTTGCACGAATAAGGCCCTCGACACTCACCGCCCAGGTTGGGGCACCATCATCGTTCCCAACGTCAACGGTGGTGCCGGTGGCGTGCAGGTTCGTGCAGACAACACACACGTCCTTCCGGGCACGATTACGGGCACGTCTGGTCCTGGCATCTTTGTTGACGCGGTGGTAGCCATTGCGGCAACAATCTCATCGCCGGTTGTGCTGGCGACCCGCACCCCCGGTTACGGTATTCAACTCAACGGCCCTGCCGTCGTTTCCAATCCCGTCATCCGCAACGCATATGTTGCGGGCATCGGAGTGTTTGCCAACGACGTTCAGATCACGGGGGGCGTTGTCAAGGGCAGCGCCACGGGTGTGGAGATTGGCACGGGTATCAGTGGCACCCGTATTCGTGGGATGCGTGTTGATACTTGCACGACAGGTCTCACGGAAGCCGCCGGTGCTACGGACAACCGTTGGGAAATTGAGTACGTCAGTTGTGGCACCAAAGAAACGGTGACGCCCACCTACACGCACGCATCAATTCTGCGTAACGGTCTGTGGCGTGTGGAGGCAACCCCGTTCGTTGGCACCACCGAGACTGGCACTTGGGTGACCACGCCCGACTCTGCGTCGGCGTTTGCGGGTTACCGCCAGTCGGCGGTCCAGAACGATGCGATCCAATGGCAACTAGCTCTCGACCCTGGCACGTGGAGCATCTTCGTGTTGCACCGCTCTGGCGGCGACAAGGGCATCGCGAACGTGCAAATCGATGGGGCATCAGCCGGAACCGTTGACATGTATTCCGGTGTTGGAACTAGGAACGCTACCGGAAGTGTCACGGGAGCCGTCGTGTCCGCGCCAGGTCGACACCTTGTCAAGTTGCTTATGGCAACCAAGAACGGCAGCTCGAGCGGCTACTTGGCAATGGTTCAGCAAGTAGTAGCAATCCGCACAGTGTAAGGGGTCTGTCATGGCAACCGTTCTGACTGAAACCCCATCGCCGGGCCTGTATGACATGGCACCGGGCGTGTTCACTGAGAACCCTGTTGGTTCTGGGCTGTATGACTTTGACACCCCGTACCTTGTGGAAGATCCCACGTCGCCTGGGCTGTACATCATTTTCGGTGACACGACTGTCATCGTGAATGCGGACCCGGCGATCATTGGGAACCGTGCTGCGTCGTGGCGTATTGATTTGCTCAACAATGATGGTTCACCCGCTGGCACCCTTGACGGTGTTGACGGTGGCTCGCTGGAGTGGTCAACGGCTCAGATCAAGGGTCGCGGCACACTCAACGTCACGGACTCTGGGCAGGGCGTCGACTGGCTTAACGTCCGCATCAAGCCCGTCTACATTCTCAACGACACAACTGAGTGGCCGCGTTCCATCTTCATCCCCACTGCACCCGTTGAAACGTGGGTGGGTGGCGTCCGGTCCTGGTCTGTTGACATGCTCGACAAGTCATGTGTCCTCGCACAAGACAGGGTTGACTCTTACTACTCACTCGCAGCGGGCGTCAACGTCATCAACACCGTGCGCGCCCTCATCACGGGTGCAGGTGAAAACGCCGGCGCAATCACCGACTCAACCGAGACGTTGACCGTGGCGAAAGTGTGGCCTATTGGCACACCCAAGTTGACCATCATCAACGACCTGCTCAACTCCATCGGATACTTCGCACTCTACGTCGACATGAACGGCCAGTTTCGCGCCGAACCGTACACGCGACCGGCGCAACGGCCTACCGTGTACACGTTCATTGACGACTCTGATTCGATCTATGGGGACACGTTCACCCGCGACGTCGACATTTACGGCATCCCCAACAAGGTGCTGCACGTGTCGCAGGGTACGAGCGGGGCCGAGGCGCTCACGTCGGTGGCAACCAACGAGGACCCCAATTCCCCGTACTCGTATGCGAACCGTGGCCGCTGGATCGTCAACGACGATGCGGCAACACCTGTTGACGTGACCAGTCAAGAAGCCCTCGACACGATCACGCGCCGGGACCTCATCAACTCAACCTCAGTGACCGCCACCGTGGACATTGTTCACGCCCCACTCGAGGGCGTCGAAATCAATGCCGCCGTGCAATTTGCCAACACGCCAGCCGGTGTGGACGCGCGACACGTCATCACCCACACCACACTCACCATCGAAGCGGCGGGTGCGCTGGCGTTGGCTGCAACAACTCTGCGTGAGGTGGTCGACCTATGAGCGAGAGTGCATTCATTCCACGTGCCCCCAACGAGGATGTTAGCGGTTGGGCGTATGTCACCGGAGTCGCCCCGCTGGCCATCCGTATGGACGGCTTCCCGAACACGCTCGATGGCACCCCGGACACGCTTGTGTCCGGGCTCATCATCGGGGACAAGGTGTGGATTCAGCGTGTGGGCCGCTACACCATCATCCACGGGAAAGCATCATGACACTCAAGGCGATCGGTGGCGGCTTCCAACTCGAGCAGGGTGCCGCACTGTCACGGTTGCGCGCCTGGACTGCCGGCTGCCCGTGGGTCATCACGACCGCGTACAGGGATCGCGCCTACCAGCAACGCCTCTACGACGGTTGGATCGCACGCCTGCCCGGCTACAACTTCGCACTCCCGCCCGGCACGTCGAAGCACGAGCTCGGACTTGCCGTCGACGTGGACTGGACGACCGCCCAATGGCTCGTGACACACGGCGCAGAGTACGGGTGGGCGCGTCCAAAGGGCTGGACCGAGTGGTGGCACTTCGAATACTTCATCAACGAGGACAAGCACACAAAGGAGACGGACATGGCAACACCACAAGAACTCTGGGGATACAAGAACGGGAGCGGCACACCCGACGCGTTGCAACGTTTGGCGAATGCGGAGATGCACGCGCGTGAAGCAAACGCGAAGATCGACGCCCTCGCTAAGTCGATCAAGGTGCCGACCGTCAACGTGTCCATCGACTATGCCAAGTTGGCGAAGGCAGTGAACGACGACGCTGCTCGCCGAATGGCCCAATAGTCATGGCGTCCGATGGGTCAGACGGCCCCGAGACGCGCGTGACTGTTGCAACGCTGAGGGGCGAGGTAATGACTGAACTAGCCAAGATAACGGGGGCCGTCGACAACTTGGCTACTGAAGTCCGCATGGATCGAGAGACACGTGCACGCTCCGACGCTGAGCACGACCGCATTCACGCAGACCAGTCACGCGAGATTTCAGTGCTGCATCTTGACGTGCAAAGCCTCAAAGACTGGCGCATGGTCACCACGGCCACCGACGCCGCATCACCGCGTCTCACGTGGGCCGCATTCATGAGGGACACAAAGTCTGCGGTGCTGGCAGTGCTTGCCATCGTGGGAACGCTTTACGGCATCTTCGGACGCTGACCGTCACCAACTGACTGGAGGGCAGTCATGGGCACGTCTGAAACAAGTTGCAAGGTATGTGAATACGGCGTCGACCGACTCGACTGGACACAAAGCAATGTAGCAATCGCACGCGAGATCGGCTGTGTTGAATCCACGGTCAGGTTGCACAAGATGCGCGGGTGTGGTGCAGAACGCCAACTCAAGAGCGAATGGCAGGCCCAGGGCAAGGGCGGGGAGATCATCGTCCTGCAATCGTTCAAGGTAAAGGACGACAAGGACGCGTCGGTTCCTGAGTGGCCGGTTATTGATCGACCGTCACCACGCAAGATCAAACGCAAGATCACCGCTGCACCACTAGTACGCAAGTGGAAGACCGCCATCGCCGGGGCCGACACGCAGATCGGGTTCCGACGCTTCGAAGACGGAACAATGGACCCGTTCCACGACGACCAAGCAATGTCACTATTCAACGCCCTAGTCGAGGCAGAGAACCCCGACAAGACGCTGCTCTGTGGTGACATCCTGGACCTGCCCGAACAGGGCAAGTTCGCACAAGAGGCCGCATTCGCCAACACCATGCAAGCCTCACTGGATCGCACCTACGAATGGTTGGCGGACATTCGTTCGAAGACAACTGGCACCATCGACCTGATCGAGGGCAACCACGACAGGCGCCTACAGAACTTTGTAGAGATGAACGCCAAAGCCGCGTTCGGTTTACGTGTCGCTGGCTGGCCCGAGTCGTGGCCAGTCATGAGCCTCCCCAACCTGCTCAGACTCGATGAACTCGACATCACCTATCAGGACTCATACCCGAACGCTGTGGTGTGGGTCAACAACGTGCTGCGTGCCGAACATGGCACGAAGGTCAACTCGAGCGGATCGACCGCACAGAAGTACCTTGCTGAGACGCCGCACATCTCACGCCTGTTCGGGCACACGCACCGTCAAGAGATCGTGCAGCGCACCACGTGGGACCGCATGGGGAAGATCCGCACGCAAGCAATCAACCCTGGCTGCCTGTGTCGCGTGGATGGCGCAGTGCCATCGGTACACGGTTCGGTGGGCGTCACCGGTAGACCCTCTACGGTCTATGAGGACTGGCAGCAGGGCGCGGCAATCATCCGCTACACGGACGACCAGTTCTTTACCGAGTTGGTGCAGTTCGATGACGGTGTTGCGCTATATCAGGGACGCGAGCTCGTCGCCTAGGGCCGACAACCGTTAGCAAGCACTCCCGCTATTAACACTTCCGAGCAGGCGCGGCGCCTGCTATGTCCATCGGAGCCCCGTCAGAGCTACGTGCGTGACGAGGGAAGTGCGGCCACAATCTCGCGTGCAATGGGCGCGCGTCAAACACAAGGAGATGCATCATGACCTACCTCATCGACATCATTCCCGCACGGGCACGCAAGTACCTGTACGCAGCACTCGCCGCAGCACTCGCCGTCTATGGCATCTGGCAGGCAACCGAGGGCGACTGGACACAGTTCTCTGTCGCGCTCACCACCGCCATCGTCAACATCATGGCCGCATCGAACACTGGCGGCGGATCGGCAACCGTCTACGTGTCCGACGTGACGGGCGAGACCATGACCCGTGTCACCATGCCCGATGGCACGGAGCAACACTTCATCGCATAACCCTAGACCGCCGCGCACCCTCCACGCGGCAACAGAAAAGCCCCCGCTCCCTTGGTTCGTCCAAGGTTGAGCGGGGGCTTTTTCTGCGTCTAGGGCGATCCGCGTCATGCCACTTATGTCAAGCCGTCAGACTTAAGCGCATCACCAAACAGCGCGGAAATCTTAACCCCATACTCCGCAGAGATATGTGTTCTGTCGCGCTTGATCGGGATACCGTCTACGAAAGATGGGCACTTGCCGCCGTCGTCGCAGAACCACGGCATGGCGTCCACGAAGTAAAGCCCGTCATGCGAGTCGGCGATGGCCCGCTCAACACTCGCCATTGCACCCCAGTGCGTCGGGGGCTCGTAGATGCAGTCAGCCGGGGAACTGATCGCCGTCTTGCACTCAGCCATGTCACCACCCGGGGGCGGTGGGGACAGCATCACAAAGGCGTCCGTGTAGTCAATCAGTCGCTCAAACATGCCCAACTGTGCAGCGCCTCGATGCTCTGCCGGCGAATCGTATCCGTCGTTCGATACGAAACTGTCGCCGTAGAGATTCGTGCTGATGATCAGCGCTGGCCGAATGCGCTCAATCACGTCAACGGCAAGCGCCATATGCTCCGGGCAGGCTGCGGTTAGCTTCTCGTTCTGGTTCGCCGTCTCGGCATCGAGGAAGTAGCAACCCACCATCGTCAACGACTCCACATCCCACCCGTCCGGCTCGAGTGCAGCACGAATCATCGGCATGTAGGCCGCAGCGGTCGAATCACCAATGACGACGACTGTCTTGCTGGGGTTGGCAACCACCACATTCGCGCACGTAATCCCCGTTCGTATCGAGTTTTTGCACCCGTTGGCGTCACGGAAAGGAAACTCCTCCGCCTGGACGTCATCGGGGGATGGGGAGAGTGTCGGCCACGTTGAAGCGTTGAGTGCTTTGGACACCTCCGCGCGTAGACCGTCAGTTGTGATCGACGGATCAGCGTAGGCGGCCAGGTCGCCTCCGGGACCAGTGTTCGCAGGCTTCGGGCTTTGGGGGACGGTGATCGCAACCACGGCCAACGCGGCGGTAGCAAGAATTGCGGCGACTGGAATCGACAGCCGCAAACGCCTACCACTCGGCTTCAATTTGCGGATTCGGTCTTCCCATAGATAGTACGAGGCTGTCGACAAGACGAGAATTGCTGCCATAGCAAGCGCGTAGTACCGCTTTGACCCTTCAGGCATGAACACGCCCGCGAATGCGATCACGGGAAAGTGCCACAGGTAGAGCGAGTATGAGAGATCCCCCACCCACCGCGAGACGGGGTTCGTCAAGGGCCACATGAGGCGGTGTGGCCCTCGCGCACCAGCGACAATCACTAGGGTGGCGCCGACGACGGCAAGCATGGCCCACGGCGCAGGGAATCCGGGCGCCTTAGGCGTCACTAGCACTGCTCCAAGAATCGTCGCCAGCCCAGCCAGTCCGAGCGGGGGCCGCAGATGATCGGGTATTCGCGCCAGCATGGGCGCCGCTATTGCGAGTAGTGCCCCAACGCCCAGCTCCCACGTGCGCGAGAAAGTTGAGAAGTATGCCCCTGTTGCGTTCGTTGCCGTTTCGTAGAGCGCCCACGAGAACGACGATGCGACAATCACGGCCATTCCCACGGCCGCGACTGACGGCGCGCGCTTACGGCCCATGACGCGTGCGCCAATGGCGAGGGTGGCCAGCATGAGCCACGGCCACACGAAGTAGAACTGCTCCTCGACGGATAGGGACCAGTAGTGTTGCAGTGGTGAGACCGGTTCGCCCGCTGTGAAGTAGTCGGTGCCGATGGACATGAAGCGCCAGTTTGCGGAGAACAGTGCCGCCCATGTTGCGTCGGTGGCGATGCTGGTGAATCGCGCGCTAGAGAGCAGCGCCCATGATGCCACTGAGGTGACAACGAGCACGAGGAGCGCCGCAGGCATAATTCGCTTGATACGGCGAACGTAGAATCCCGCGAATGCGATGGACCCCGTGTCTTGGTACTCCCGTAGTAGTAGCCCTGTGATGAGGAAGCCAGAGATTACGAAGAATACGTCAACGCCGACGAACCCACCTGGCGGCCATCCAGTGAGGTGGTCAAGGATGACCGCTACGACCGCGACGGCACGTAGGCCTTGGATGTCGGGACGGAAGTGCGACGCGTGTGCACTGTTGCGCGACTTCTCGATCACTGGCGCTGACCTCATTCTCATGTAAGCATCTTGTCAGACAGTGTTGGTGGGGTCCCCATCCACCGCATCCGGGTTGGTGGGTGTGACGGATTCATCGCTCCAGGGGTCGCGCATGTCCTCCCACGCAATACTCTTAGTCTCCACACTCTGCACCGTCGCGGGGGTGGCCCGGCGCTGGCATCCCAACTTGTGATCCTTGGTGCGCCCACATACGTCACATTCCGTCGCGGGGGTGGGAATGTCGTGCAGTACGCGCACTGTGTTGCCTCGCTCTCGGCTGTCGATCAGCACCCACGCGCCGCGAGGGATGGTAAACATGTCTGTGTACTTCGCGGCTCCGGTGTACCCCGTGATGTCGAATGATGGTCCCCAGCACTCCATGTCGTAGGCGTAGCGTTCCGCGATTAGCCACTCCTTCACCGCATCAGCGTTCGACCCATCGGGAAGATACCGCATCACCGTCGCGGGGGTGGTGTCCTCAGCCTCCCGTGTCTGGACGAACCGTGTTGTCGCGGGTCCACCGGTAGCCTCGCGAGTCAGTTCGTCAAGAGCAGCCCGGCGTTCAGTGTCGGGCGTGGTGAGGTGGAAGCCTGCGATCACATCGCGAGCCAACTTGCCCATGTCGACATCGCCATCAATCAGCCACGTGCCATCGTTCCAGTCCTGCATGTATGGCCCGTCGCCGTCCTCTAGCGACGCAAGGATTACCGCCTTAATGCGCTCAACCTCCCGCTCGTCAGCCGTGCTCATGACGTGGCCTCGATGGCGCGTGTCCCCTGGGCAACGGCAGACGCGAGGATCATGCGCCAAGAGGTGAGGTCGCGGGGATACTGGGCAAGCCAGGTTCGCTCGGCCCCGTCCTCTTCGCCTCGCTGGTGCCGCTGGAGTGCGTACACCACAACCATCTCGGCAATCCCGTCGTCGTATCCAATCTTCACTGCGCACTCAAGCCCAGCGCTAATGTCCACGGGGTCAACGTTGTACCCAGGGACTAGCGGCATCCCGTGGGCATCGCGGGACTGGGAGTGAAACGCCATATAGGCAGGCGCTACCACCTCGGCGGGCGTGTGGTCATTAGCCATGTCTACCTCTCCTGCATCGGTCCACCCGATGTCCATACCCACATCTTGACACACGTATGCGTGCATAGTCAATACGTAAGCGTCAACAATCCGGCCTATTGTGACGCGATCCCCAGCAGTGCACCATACTGAGCGACGGCCTCGGACCGCTCGCCTGCGCCCAAGTGTGAGTAGTGCGCCGTCATCGCCGCAGTCGAGTGACCAAGGATCGCCTGGATAACGCGGGGGTCAACCTTGGCCTCACGCAGCAGGGTCGCAGCAGTGTGCCGGGCGTCGTGTCGTCGGATGCGCGGAACCCCGGCACCGTCGAGCGCCTGACGCCAACGCGCCCAGTCGCGCTCGTGTGACATTGGTCCACCTCGAGCCCCTGTGAACACAAGCGCCCACGGATCGTCGGGCATCTCGGCTAGGCGTTCTTCCATCAAGTCATGCAACCGGGGCATCATCGGCACGCCTCGACGGGAAGCATCAGCCTTGGGCTCGAGCAGCCAGTAGTTGCCATCGACGTGATGCGCTGGGCGAGTGCTCGACGGCTTAGCACCGGGGGGCACGCGCTGGAGCTGCCACGCAACATCGAGTGTGCCGTTCTCAAGGTTGACGGCCTGGCGTGTGAGTCCCAGCGCTTCCCCACTGCGCAGTCCCGCCAGTAGCGCCACGGAGACACGCAGGTCGTGCCACTCGCGACCCTTGGCCCAGTCGAGTAGCGCGATTGATTGGGCGGCGGTCAACGTCTCGGCGTCGAAGTGTGCCGCTCGTGGCGTCTTCATTCGTGAGCAGACGTTCTCTCGAATCCACTCATCTTCCATTGCCGCCGACAGGAGCCCGGACAGGATCACGTGCGCCTGTTGCTTGTTCGTGGGCGAGCGACCATCAGCAACGGCTTGCGCATGGACCTGGCGCACGTGTTGTGGCGTGAGTGCGTCGAGGCGGATCTTGCCGATGGCCGGCGTGACAATGGTTCGGACCTTTTGCCGGTAGCCCTTGAGGGTTGACAGTGCCAGCGTGCCGTCCTGCTCGCACCGCTTGTAGTAGGTGTCCGCCCACTCTGCGACCGTTGGCACTCGCGTCTTGATGTCACGGTCACGTTTGAGTGCCCGGTGCGCCTTGCCCAGTTTCGTTTCGGCCTCGGCTTGCGTCTTGCCGTAGACCACTTTGCGGCGGCGTCGACCGTCGTGACTGGGTGGGAGGTTGAGTGTCCCTGCCCATCGTCCGTCGGCGCGTTGGTAGACGATTCCGATGTCCTGAGTTGATCGAGCCATGCTGACCCCAAAGTGTAGCCATTTGTGTAGCCATTTGTACTGCACAAAGTAGCACGCTATGACACGCTACTAGGGCAAATATGCAGGTAAATGGGCGTATGCCCTGGTATCAGTCTACCCCATCAGCGGATTATGAGTCCGCTGCTCTAACCAGCTGAGCTACTGGCCCTTCGTGCGGGAATCCCCCGCCTTTCCCGTCCCGCCAATCTTGAGTGTAGCCACTTGTGTAGCCAAGTGCTGTCACGCGATGTCACCGGGCAACCCTATTGTGTAAGAGGGGCGCCGGGAACGACTGCCGCCAGACACACGGCAAGGACGCCGTGGCGAACCGCTGAGGGGACGCAAGTATGCAGCACTGCACCACCACCGCAGACGAGGACCGAAGCCTGGCGTGGCTCGCCAGAACCGCCGCAACAAGTGGATATGCCGCATCGTGCATACTCGCGGCACTACTGGCTCAGACCGACAACCTCAACACCGTCGAGCAGTCCGGCCTCACGCGCACGTCGGTAGCCGTCGTTGACCAATGCGCCGGGGTCGATGCCCAGCTTGACCGCCACCTCAACAAAACGTAACACCGAGGGCGCACGGCTCCCGCTCACCCAGTGAGTCATCGTGCCGTGACTAAGCCCAGCCTGAGCCTCGGCGTCCTTGCGCGTTAGACCCTTGTCGGCGAGCGCGACTGATAGCGCCCGCATGAAGTGCCGCGCTATGGCCAGGTCCTGCTCGTCCTTGATATTCATGCGGCGATCTTACTGCAAGAATCCCTGCTAGTCCACGTATTCGTTGACTGGCCATACTGTTACGCAAAAATTGGTTACGTTTTCGTGTTGACAGTTGACGGATGCGTGTATTACGGTGAAGCCATGAACACACCAGAGAGAGAACCAGCACCGACAATTCGGGCTGAGGTTGCCAGAAGGAGGTCATCGGTGGGGCGGCTTGCAGCGGCCACCGAAATGACTCCCCCAAAGTTCCAGCGCCGCCTAAGCGACCCGGACACTTTCCGACTCGGAGAGATCGCAAGGATCGCGACCGCACTGGATATGGAACCCGCGACACTGCTCGCGGGTTGGTTCGCGGAGATCGACCGATGACCCCCGCAGCCATTGCACTCACCGCCGATCAGGCGCATGAGGCAACAGGAATCGGCAAGACCACCCTGTACGCCGCCGCTAAGAGCGGCGACCTCGAGGTGCGCTGGGTCGGGCGACAGAAGTTCGTTGTCGAGCCCGAGGAACTCCGCGCCTGGGTGCGTTCACTGCCCACCATTAAGCCCAAGGTCGAGGCGTCATGACTGGCGCGCTCCCTACGCACGCCCCTACCAACTAGAGCGGCACATGCGCCCCCAACCACGAGTGCGCATGTGCCATGCACAACCCCTTACGCCCAAGAGAGAACTCAACCGAAAGGAGTCATGCAATGGACAGCATGACGCAGACGCCGGGTAGGCGTCAAGAGAACGACCCTCAACATGTTCCACCCGTGCGCCCACACCCTCAGGACTGCCCTCAATGTCGCGACATCATTGCGGCATGGGCTGCCGATGACGTAGATCGCTTCCCCATGGGCGGGGCCGCCTCATGACCCCCGCATATCTCACGTGGAAGTCGGCGCAGGACATCCGCCCGACTCACACCCCGATTCGTGGCAAGCAAGTCACCCACCGTGAACGCCCGATGCGCGAGGTGCGGAAGTGAAGGCCGCGTTCGTAGTAGCGGCCACGGGGTTCGTCATCGCGGTCTGGCAGATGCATGAAATGCAGACCGTGCTCGACGCTCACTGGCAGTTCGGTGCAGTCGCACTCGTCGCATCCATCCTCGCCTCATTCCGGGGCCTCGTGCTCGCCGGGAGGGTCTGATGCAGCCGACACCGCAGCACATGGACAGGCGCGTACTCGACCCGAACTTTAGGGCACACGCACGACGCATGAATGAGACGTGGATCGTCACTGCGGGGACTAGCGTGCTCATCGCCACTAGCCGTTACGCCGCCGAGACATCCGCCATTATTCACAACGGGCGCTGGGGATTTGAGCAGACGCCCACAGATGGGCGCACCTCATGACCATCACTCTCCCCGAACTGGCCCGTAACGCCGAACTGTCAGCCACCGTTGAGCACGAGATCCGCGAAGTTGTGCGCGAGTCCGTGTTCCTCATCCTCGCCGCTGAGGGTGACGTCGACTACGGACGGGTACGCCAATTCCTGCCTGAGTGGGCCACCGGTCCAACGCCGGGCGCAACGATCTGCGCGATGGTCCGTGCTGGCGAGCTCGAAGCCATTCCTGGACGCACCGCACTCCTAGGCAACACCAAACACAGGGCCGGTGGACGGCTCATCAAGGTTTATCGAAGGGGATCGAAATGAGCAACCAGAACAAGACCGGATGCAAGTTGTGTGACGACATACTCGAAGCCCAGCAAGAGGCCGAGCGCGACACCTGGCACGAGGACGGGGATGGCAAGTTCCGCAAGGGGCGGTGGACTGTTCGCCTGTCTGGGGTCTTCGCCAGCATCGGACACGACGACTTCCCTGACCAGTGGTATTCGGACGCTGCGGCGCATGTCGGAGGCGTGATCTTTGTCCGACAGGCACACAAGATGCGCGCTGAGTTTAGGGCCTGGCACGCGGCAACGTACCCCCCGAAGCCTGTGGTTAGCGTCACGCCCTGGGCTGAGGGTGACGGAGTAACCGTGAAACTCACTCCCTGGACATGGGACCTGCCGCGCGGATTTGTTGGACCCCTATATAACGACGACCCAAACGGCACGGCGCTCCACGCTGCCGAAGACTACTTCCGCGACAACCCTCCTGGGCCCGATGAGCCGGCTGGGCTGGGTGCCGTTGTTGAAGCGGGCGGCGTGCGTTTCGTGCGAACGAGCACCAATAATCCTTGGTGGACAAACGGTGATGCCGGAGTGCTGTGGGGGCACATCGACCAGTTCGGCAAGGTAACCGTGCTGTCTGAGGGCATCACCGCAGGCCGCGAGGTGACCCGATGAGCGAGCAGGACGTCATCAAACTTATTGAGTCCATCCAGGAATATGAGCGTCGTTGGCTTAGCGACCCCGGATCATTCTCGGCCTCAACGCGCGGTAGGGACTACGCGGCCAAGGACGCGGTGCTGAGAAATCTCAAGGCCGCAATCGCACTTATTGAGGTGACCCGATGAGGGCCGCAGTCAAGTTGGCCTTCTGGCTTCTGCTCCCCGTGGTCGCACTCATGGCCGGGTTCGCTATTGGTCTCTTCGCAACCATCCACCACGGCATCGAGGTCGGACGATGATGCGAACCATTTGGAGGCTTGCCGGCGTCGTTGTTGTGTGGCTGGCGGCATGTGTGGCAATCGCCGCCTTCACGTCATGGGCGTTCGAGTCCCACGATGTCGTGATGGTCGCATCGTTTCTCCTGGGCATGTTGCTGGGACCTCCGCTCATCGCCGCACTTGAGTACGTGTGGGACATGCGCGAGGTTGGACGATGAGCGGGCCGATGCGAGTCCTTACCGTTCGCCAACCCTGGGCGTGGGCAATCATCCACGGCGGCAAGGACATCGAGAATCGTATCCGCAATATCGCGGGAGAGTATCGCGGCCCAGTCGCAATTCACGTCGCACTCAATCTTGATTACGAAGCCGTCAGCCCCCTCGACATACGTGTTGCCCATGTGGTCGGAGAATTGGCGCGGGCGGGAATTCGTGAACCAAGGGCCATGGTGCCAGACCTCATTTCCCACCCAGACGAACATCGTCACCACGTCTCACCCTGGTATGGAAACCGGGGCGCGATCATCGGCGTGGTCAACCTGGCGGACGTTCACCCCGAGACGGAGTGCTGGAATGGCAACCCATGCTCACCGTGGGCGATGGGCAGATACCACTTTGCTCTCGAGAACCCCCGCCCGCTCGTGCGCCCAATCCCATACAAGGGCGCGCTAGGACTCCGCAAAATGGCCGCAGACTTTGAGGCGCTCGTGTGGGCTCAGGTGACCTCATGACCCGCCGCTATCAGATCGAGTGGACCATCCCCGGCATCGACTGGACACGTGAAGAAAGCGGCGGATACAACACGCGGCTCGGTGCACGGTTCGGGTCACTCGCATGGACCTACCCGGCACGCACCCGCATCATCGACACGTTGGCTGCACACGACTGGTATGCGCCCAAGATTCTGTGGGCAACCAAGCACGCCGACGAATGGGCACGCGACCACTGCGACCATGCGGACGGTTCCGATGCTGCGATCGTGTGGCACAAGTCATTCTGGGCCGACCAGCAGCGCCGCATCGACAACGTATCCGCCACCGTCATCTGCGGCTTCATCCTCGCTGTTGCTGCACTCATGGGGGTGATGGGCGCATGATCATTCACAACGACGTCCCCCAAGGTTCCGACGAGTGGTTCGAGCTTCGACGCGGCATCGTCACGGCATCCGTCATGGGCCGACTCGTCACACCGACGCTCAAGGTTGCATCGAACGAGACGTCACGCACCCTCGCACGGCTCCTCACCGCCGAACGAATCACCGGACGCATCGAACCCACCTTCACGTCAGACGCCATGATGCGCGGCCACATGGACGAACCACTGGCACGCAACCTGTACTCAGAGTTGCACGCACCCGCCACTGAGGTCGGCTTCATGGAGCGCAACGTCAACACTGCGCGCTTGGGCTACTCGCCTGACGGTCTCGTGGGCGACGACGGGCTGATCGAAGTTAAGTCCGCTGAGCCCAAGATTCAACTCGACCGCATCCTCGGTGCGCCCGTCGAGCACGGACACATGGCCCAGATGCAAACGGGCATGTTCGTGTCTGGGCGCGAGTGGTGCGACTACCTCTCCTACTGCGGCGGAATGCCTATGTGGCGCCAACGCGTCGAAGCGTCCGACGAATGGTTCGACATCATCGCCGCTGCGGTTGTCGCACTAGAGGGAAACATTCGAAGCATGGAGCGCCAATACGCCGAAGCCACCAATGGGCTGCCGGTCACCGAATACATCGACTACTTCATGGAGGCGCACGTCTAATGAACATCTCACACATGCTGGTCGGCAAGAGCGACCAACTCGACAACGTAGACCTGCTTAGCGGTCCTCGCGACTTCACCATCACGGGCGTCAGTCAGGGTGCACCAGATCAGCCGCTCAACATCGCGCTCGCCGAGTACGACAGGGCGTGGCGTCCGGGGCTGACGATGCGCCGTATCCTCGCACACCTTTGGGGCGACGAGGCCGACAACTACATCGGCCACAAGGTGCGCCTCTACCGCGACCCTGACGTGACGTTCGGCAAGGACAAGACCGGTGGCACGAGGATCAGCCACGCCAGCCACATCGACAAGCGCATCACCGTATCGCTCCCGACCTCCAAGGGAAAGTTCGGCGCATTCACTGTTGAGCCCCTGACTGATCCCGCACCAACCAAGTCCGCCAAGGCCAACCCCGAGGTCGACGTCCTGCGCAACGAATGGCACACCGCGACCCCTGAACGTCAAGCCGAGATCGTGGCGCAGGTCGCCGAGTTGACCGGGGGGGCAAAGTGACCGACCGCGACCTGACAGCCATTGTCGAGACCGTGGCACGTGCCGAGTATGAACGCAACAGGGCGGGCGTTGCAGACGATCACCCAATGCATGACATGCCCTGGGAATCACTGCCACCGTTCACCCGCCACGCATGGCGTGAGGAAGTGTTACCCGTCGTCACCGCCACCATCGCCGCGCTCGACGCCCAAGAAACCCCGCCCGAACTGGGTCAAGCGTTCCCCGGCTTACAAGACGCCGTGAACATGCTCGACGCGATCACCGTCACGCCCGCTGCCACCCCCAACCGGGCAGCAAGCAAAACACCCACCGAAATCCTGCGCCAACTATTCGCATACGGGGCGTACGACGAGGGTGCCGCAATCAGCATGGCCCTAATCATCGAGCTCGCAGACGACGACGACATCGACCTATATCCATGCCCTGAGTGCTACCAGTACGACGGCCACACGGAAGGTTGCGTACTCGACATTTGTGGCATCTGTGGCCGCGTCTGCACCTGTGACCGCGACTACGAACGGGGGGCTGGACGATGACCTACCCGAGCAACGAAACGATCCTCGCCGTTGGTGGACATCGCACCACGCCCACCGTTGGCGAGTTCTTCAACAGCATCCCCCAAATCTCAGGCGGCATCTGCTCCGACATTGACAACCCGGACATCTTCTTCGAGGAAAACCCCAAGAACCAAGGCCCCGCGAAAACCATGTGCGGCAACTGTCCACGCCTCGAAGCCTGCCGTGAATGGGGAATCGACCACACCGACGAACAAGGCATCTGGGGCGGACTCAACCAAGACGAACGCAAAGCAGAAGCCGAGCGAACCAAGGGACTCAAAGACGCCGGGCTCGACATGGCAAGGCGGTACATCGCATGAAACTCATGACCATTGCCGAGCTCGCGGAAGAAACGGGGCTCAGCGAGAACGGCATCAAGTATCGGCTCCAGGTACACAAGGTGCGCGCACAAGGCAGGCGCTCCTATTGGAGTCTCTACCCCGCCGACCCGCGACTACTCAAGGACAACATCCACCTTCGCGGCGCCTACGTGGTCGAGGACCTCGAGTGGATGGTTGCTGACGACGTGGGCATGACCGAAGCGCTCACGCGGCTCGGGTACACGCACCAGGACTCACTTGAACGCCTGCTGTATCGCGCCAACCGGGCAGACCTCATCGTCAAACTCAAGCGCAACGAGGTCGCAGCATGAGCCACCTAGCCACACGCACACCCGACCGCGACACATACCCCGAGACATACACCTGTCGACGCTGCGGAATCAGACGCCCACTCGGAGGACGCCCCAACTTCACCGGCTACTGCAAAGACTGCCACCAACACGCAACCAACGACCAACTCATTACCAGGAAGGCCAACTAATGGCGAATGACACACAGATCACGGTGGTCGGCAACTTGACCGGCGCGCCAGTCCTGCGCTTCATCCAATCAGGGGCAGCGGTTGTCAACTTCACCGTCGCCAGCACACCGCGCGTCAAGAGGGGTGAGGAGTGGGTAGACGGAGACACCCTGTTCATGAACTGCTCACTGTGGCGTGAGGCGGCTGAGAACGTGGCCGAGAGCTTGCAGTCGGGCATGAGGGTTGTCGTCCTAGGGCGCCTGGTTTCTAGGTCCTGGGATGCGAACGGAGAAAAGCGAACCGTCATGGAGATGCGCGTAGACGAGGTTGGACCGTCGCTCACGTACGCCACAGCCAAAGTGTCACGCACCGAGCGCAAGGCACACGGATTCACACCTTCACCCAGCGCGACCACAAACAACGACCCGTGGGCATCGGCTCCGGAGGACAACAATGCCCCCCCTTTCTAACCCCTGGACCGACCCGCACACCGGGGCCGTGGTGACCGAAACAGAGCGCACCATCACCATCACACTCGACGGACGCTCATCCAGTTACATCAAAGACCGCTGGATACGCGCCGACCATTTGCACATCGTTGACAGGTGGAAGGCGGCACGGGATGAGTGACCCAAGACTGCTCGACCTATTTTGCTGTGCTGGTGGCGCGGCGGTTGGATACCACCGTGCGGGGTTCGACGTTGTGGGAGTGGACATCAACCCACAACCAAACTATCCCTTCGAGTTCCACCAAGGCGACGCGCTCGAGTACCTCGCCGCGCACGGGCACGAGTTCGACGCCATCCATGCCAGCCCGCCATGTCAGGACTACCTCAACCTTGGCCGCGTCAACGACGCGCTCGGACGAGTGCGAGGCCACACGCGCATGATCGCAGAGACTCGCGACCTACTCATCGCGATAGGTCGCCCATATGTAATTGAGAACGTTGCCGACGCTGCAAAGGAAATGCTGTCGCCAGTTCGAATCTGCGGAACATCGCTCGGGCTTCCGATACGCAGGCATCGAATGTTCGAGTCGAGTATCGACCTCGAGGGCGTCGCCTGCTCGCACCACTTGTACAAGACGCCGCGCTATTGGACGAGCTGGCGACCGAACGGAGAGGTTCGCCTGTCCACGGTGGTGCAGGTATACGGAAACGCTGGCGGACAACACGAGTGGCCCGCCGCAATGGGCATCGACTGGATGACACCTAAAGAAATGTGTGAGGCAATCCCGCCCGCATATACCGAACACATTGGTCGGCAATTAATCGACGTACTCACCCGCGTGGAGTTGGAATCATGACGCGAGCCTCATTCACCATCGCCATCCCCATCAAGGATCTCAGCAACACCAACAAAACCGAAATCTGGCGCGTATCAGGACCCAAGCGCAAAATGCTCCGACAGTTCATCGCCGACGCAGCACAAGGACTACCACACGTCGAGGCACCAGCTCGCGGTGTCGTCACCTTTGTGTGGCCCGACAAGATCAACCGCGACCCAGACAACTACTCGCTCAAAGGGCTCTGGGATGGGCTCGTTGACGCCGGCGTTCTCAGCGACGACAACGGACAAATCTTGCGCACCACCATCCGATTCGCCGCACCCTGGCGACACAACCTAGGCCGAGGTGTGGTCGTGCTCGGGGTAAAGGTCGAGCAACTTGAAGGAGGTGAGCACACGTGGGATGGCTGAAGAAGGACGACAAGTTCCCTGAGCACCGAAAAATCAGGCGGCTCACCGATAGCCAATACCGGCTTCACGACACCGCTCTGCACGCCTGCGCAAAGGACGAAACAGACGGCTTCGTGACAGAGGACGACATTGCCGACATGCAACACGGGCCACGTCTTCGCAAGCATGTTGACTCCCTGGTAAAGGCGCGTTTATGGGTCGCAGTTAAGGGCGGGTGGGAGATCAACGACTACCTCGAATACAACCCGTCACACGCCGAGCAGGAAGCAAAAAGGGTGACGGCTAGGGAGCGTCAGGCACGGTGGAGGAAGGGTGGAACTGGGGCGAGCGACGGAGATGTGTCACGCCGTGACAACGCCGTTACTAACGCGTTACTAACGCGTACGTCACAACACCCCGACCCGACCCGTCCCGACCCGTCCCGTCCCCTTAAAGAAGAAGGGTCAAGTTTGGGGGGTAAGTCACCTAAGCAGGACACCGGAAAAACATGCCCCCACGGAAAGCCATTGGGGTCGAACTGTGGCGGCTGTGCTGACGCACGCCGCTCAGACGACAAGGCCAAGGTCGAGTCCGAGAAGGATGCCAACCGTCGGGAGCGATTGGCCCACGAGAAGGCACGAGCTGAACGTGAAGCCGAGGCCGCGCAAACGTTGGCCGAGATCGACGCAGACCCCGCAGCAACAGAAGCACGCAAGCAAGCCGCGAAGTTAGCGGCACGGAGCAAGGAGGAAAAATGAGCAACAACACGCAGCAGTCATCGAGCGGTATCGGATTCACCGGCCTACTGACGGTCGCGTTCATCGTTCTCAAGTTGGCCGGGTATATCGCTTGGTCGTGGTGGTGGGTCCTTTCGCCGCTGTGGATCGGTGCCGCATTCACAATCGCCGCCTTGATTATCTGGGCTCTCATCATCGGGGCGCTGGACCGATGACCGCCACACACGCGACCGAGGCTTACTACCGGGCCACCATTGCCAGCCTCGAAGCACAGGTTAAGCGGGTGCGTGAGTTGCATGGTCCCGTTGAGTATCAGAAGCGGTCGGCGACGTTTACTGGCTCAATCGGAACGGCTCAAGCGTGTGCCCACTGCCTAGTTCGCTACCCCTGCCCCACGATCCGTGCCCTGGATGGTGAGCGCGATGAGTGAGCCATACACGCCGAGCACTGCAGAGTTCCGTGAGTGGGTGGCGTTCGTGGATATGCAGGCGGGGCATCGGGGCGAGTCATTGGCCCGCTTCCACCGCTGGCTTTCCGCCCACGCCGCCGAGGTCGCAGCCCAAGCCGTCGCCACCGAGCGGGCGGAATGGATCGAGCAACTTCGCGCACTCATCGAGTCCGGCGCCCATGACGGGGGTGCGGAGTCATGACACCAATCGAAGCGGGCGCAGAAGCAGTACACAACTGGGCACCATACCTCGCCGCCAGGGAGTGCCAGGAGACCGCCCGTGACGTCTTCGGGTCCATCGACCGGGACGAGTTGGCGCGTCGAGTCCTCGGATATGACCACAGTGAACTTCACGCGCCAACACGCCGCGACGAACTAGACCTTGAGATTTCGTACCGAACCGCCGACGCGATCCTTGCATGGCTGAACGGTGGCAACTCATGACCGCCAATGTCAGCCCGGACCAACAAACCGGAATGTCGGCCCCAAGCAACAACCACGACGACGCCTGACCACCGTCGCCCAACCACAAGCCCAGGAGAGACATATGACACAGGATCGCAATGACGGAGCGCCGGTACACGTGCTTCCAGTGAATGACCTAATCGAACATGACGACGTGGGGTCCGATTGCCCATGTGGCCCAACCGTGGAGGCCGTGTTCCGCGACGACGGGTCAAACGGCTGGCTAGTCACGCACCACAGCCTTGACGGTCGCGAGAAGCACGAGGCAAACGCATGACCGAACCCATCGCAGTCCAAGCCCAGAAAGCATGGCGCGAGCTCGCCACACCAATCACCCTCGCAGACAACCTCCGCAAACTCGGTGGCTATTGGAAACTACTCGACAACCTCATCGGCCACCGAGAAGGCGCAGGACGCGGCGGATCACGCGAAGGCCAAATCCCAATCAACACCACAGTCCTCGACACCATGCGCCTCATCGAAGGATTCGCCAACACATACGCCCGAGACCTCACGAACGACGACGTGACATGGCGTAGACCCACAGGAGGTTGCGACATCCTCCTAAGTGCACTAGCGGCCCGCATAGGCCACTTCGACACCAACATCATGGGCAAAGAAGTCAACGAGCTCACCAAGAAAGCACGCACAGTCGCATTCCCAGACGGCCAAGCAAACATCCCCATCGGTGTCCCATGCTTCGACCCAGAATGCCCAGGCGAAATGCGTGTCCCCATCGACCGCGACCACCCAATCCCAGAAAACGGGTTAACACTCTGGCGACCCACCGCAACCTGCTCAACAGACACAACACACCAATGCGACGCCAGGCTCCTTGCAAACTCACAAGATTCTTTCACCAACCCACTTGCAAACGTGGACGTTTAGGTATAGTCTGAAACCAGTCGGAAGAACTCTGACTAAGCAAAGCCCCTGTGGACGGTCGAACGTGCAGGGGCTTTTGCTATGTCCGGACTCTCACTCAACGAGCGATGACGTCCACCATCTGAGAACTTCCCGTGATGCACCCGACACTTCACGGTGAGACGCCGCCTAGGCCGTAAGCGCATCTAGGCCGCACACGTCCTCGACTGCCTCTCAACGATGCACACTCTCGAGAACATGCAAGCCCGCGACGCTGGTCAGGATTGGGAAGTCCCGGTCGCCAGCGCGCGGTGCTTGTGCCCATAGATGTCCAGCGCTTGGCTGGAATCGGGAACAGGCTGAATAGCCTGCCCAGCAGACGACTTGCCCTCTCGAGGGAGAGTTGCTGCACCAAGCCCCACATCTTCCCAACCGCTGCACAACACGACGCACACCACACCACACAAGGGGCCAGCACCAACGGCCACATGAGAACAACTTCCCCTGCCAATGCACCGCACACACACCAAACACGGCGCCTAGACGGGCTGACACTTAGACAGCGGCGGCGACAACGGCAGGGAATCACCACCACACAAAACACCCCCGCATCTGCGCAAACAGACCGGGGGCATGACCAACTCATCAAGGAGTTGATATGGGAAACCTTACACCATCCGACACGGCAAGACTGTGGGCAAAAGCCGAGGTGACCGACTCCTGCTGGAACTGGACGGGATCGGTACATCCGACAGGCTATGGATTTTTCTGGCTACATGGGCGAGGGGCCAGGGCGCACCGAGTGGCCTACGAGGCGGAATTCGGAAGCATTCCCAAGGAACTAATGATCGACCACATCTGCCACAACCGAGCCTGCGTAAATCCGGCACACCTAAGGCGCGCCACCGCAGCCCAGAATCAGCAGAACAGGCTCGGCCCACAGAGCAACGGAACGTCCGGATATCGAGGCGTAACGTGGTCTCCCCGCAGATCGCGATGGATAGCCAGGGTCTGCATCAACGGGCACCGACAGCAAGTGGGTGCATTTAAAACCGCAGCCGAAGCTGGAGAGGCTGCGCGATTGGCGCGGGTGTTGCTCCTAGCCTTCAACCCCTCAGATGCCTAGCACCGTGGCGTCGACGCAGCGGAAGGGGACCAATATGCAAATTACCCCAAGCGGTACGATGGTCACATGAACATCAAAACCATTGCCATCGCCTCCATTGCAACACTCGCACTAGCGGGATGCGGAGACACCAACTTTTGGGACGACGTTCCCAACGGTGCCACCCTCAAGCAATTCGTTGATGAGGACGCCGCAGCCAAAGACTGTGCCGCACTCCAAGAAACCTTCGACGTGCAAAGCAACGCCGACGTGCTCACCTACATCGACAACGCCATGAAAGACGCGGGCTGCTACTAAACCGGCACCCTCCACGGCGAACCATAAACCCGCCACGGAGGCATCATGCGCGTACTATCCATCCACGCAGGAGCCGACACTGGTGGCCAAGGTTGGGGACTCACACAAGCATTCAAAGGCAACGCTGACATTCAGTTCAGGTCAGTTGCACGCTCCACCAACTACATCGACTACCCGCACGATATGGACTGGTCAGAAGCGCCCGCAGCATGGGACCGCACACACGTCGCACACCTGCACAACAACACTCGCACCATGCGCCTCATGGGGCCACGTAAGCCGTTCGTGCTGCACCACCACGGCACCTACTACCGCGAAAACAGCACCGCACTCAACCTCGAAGTTGAACGTGCAGGGGCACGCGCAGTAGTCGCAACCGTTGACCTGTTGCGCTTTGGCAATAACCTCACATGGGTGCCGCAACCCCACAAGATCCCTGAGACCATGCGACCTGCCAGTCGTCGCACTAAGTCCATCCGTGTTGGACATGCGCCCACAGATCGTGGCATCAAAGACACCGAGGCGTTCCTGGCAGCGTGCACCAAACTCGGTGTAGAGCCCGTGCTCATTGAGGGCAAGTCGTGGGCAGAATGTCTCGAACTTAAAGCCACCTGTGACGTCCTATATGACCAAGTGCAACTCGGCTACGGCAACAACGCGGTCGAAGCGTGGGCGTTGGGCATCCCAGTGATTGCCGGCGCAACAGACGACATCCTCGAGGTTATGGATAGCAGGCTTAAGCAACGCCCATTCTTCACGGCCACCACAGATACCCTCGCAGATGCCATTGATGCCATGACCAGTGTGGCCACGCGCAAGGAATGGGCCAAGATCGGATTCGACCATGCAAAGCGTTGGCATGACGGAACCGAAAGTGTTAAGCAACTCACAGCCCTTTACCACGAGCTCGCTTGACCTAGTAATCCGTGTCGGCCAACCCACTGAAGAGTTGCGTTACACCATCCGGGCGCTCGCCAAGCATCTTCCGTATCGCAACCTTTGGACAGCCGGAACGTATACGCCGTGGCTCACCTGCCCACACATCAACGTGCCCAATGGTGGCGGCAAATATGAGCACGCACACGCCGTCCTCATGGCAGTGCTCGACAGTGACCAACTCGCCGATGATGTGATCTTGGCTGATGACGACATGTTCCTGCTCGAGCCGTTAGCAACACTGCCCGCGTACTACAACTGGACACTCGACCAAGCACCCATTAGGGGCCGCAGACAAGCGCTCAACGACACAATGCGCCTTGTCGGCACCAACGCCCCATGTCGTGAGATTCATGCCCCTAGCGTCGTAAACAGGTCGAGGCTCAAACAACAGTTTGACGACATCAACCTCAGCCCTGATCGTAAAGCCCGCCTCATGTGGCGCACCATCCATGCCAACGGAACACCACAACGCATGGCAGACACCAAGGTGCGACTCAAGAACGAGGCGCCCAGTAGCAGCCTGTGGGTCTCAACACACACCGACTCGTGGAACGGACTGGCCGGCGAGTTCATCCGCGCACAGTTCCCTGAGCCAAGTAGGTACGAGAGGCCATGACAACCTCACGCACAGGAACCGCAGTCCACAAACGCATGGTCAAGATCGTGTTAGCTGAGGCCAGGTCTCGTGGGATCACCAACTGCCCCGCCTGCAACACGGAGCTCGACTACGTCAACAGGACCGCACCCAATGGTTCCCATGCTGACGAAATCGTGGCGTTCGCAGTCACGGGCGAGACCAACACGGACCCAAACGCATGGCAGGTCCTATGTGCCACATGCAACCAATCCAAAGGCGCTAAGGGATGGGACGCCACAAACGGCGAACCCCCTTATCCGACTAGCCGAGCCTGGTAACCATGTTCAGTGTGACCCGGATGAACCTCCCACGGGTGTAACGCTCAACAGGTGGACGCTTCCACCCAACACCCTCATCGGCCTCAACAAACACATGGAAGCCCTCACCCGACACAGAGCGCTCAACATACAGCACGGGCTCAGGGATCGCCGCTATCAGCTCCCTGGCGACAACATCAGACACATGGTCAAGGTCATAGCACCCCAGACCATCACCAAGCATCACCCCAAAACCATCCCCCGCACCCTGCTGCACAGCATCAAATGATGCCCAGGTGGCACGGTTCGTTGATGACCCCGGCCCCCCATCAACAGTGACGGGACGCTTACCATCACACCGGGTCCAACGCACAGCATCGCGCATGGCAGATGGAAGATCCCGCCTGGCCCTGTAAGCACGCTGACGGCACGCATTCGAGCAATACACCCCCGGACGCCCACGTTTAGCCCTGGGCGTGACGATGCTGGCAAGGCTCGCGCACCCACACTGTCTCATGAGTTGATTCTACTCGTTTTGTTACGAAAATGCGAGACCAAACGGTGCCCCAATAGGCATAATGCCTGGTAAGGGTGGGGGTACACCCCAGTACCGCCCCTAATCGCA